CTAAATGGTCCTTGTAAATTTCGTAGACAACTCCCTCGTCTACTTTAAGAGTTTCTTTTAATTGATCTACATCAATATCATTATTTTTATTCATAAATGCAAACATTTTATCTCCTTGTTTAGTGTATTTATATACCAAAAAACGGGCCTCTAGTGAGGCCCATTCTAAACGACTAATGTTTATAAGTCAACTATTTGACTTTAATTTCAATAGGTTTTTCCTCTTCAGGAATTTCCCTCAATAATTTAATTGCTAAGATCCCATCACTATAAGTTGCTTCATTAACTTTAACATGTTCTGCTAAAGCAAAGATTCTTTCAAATGATCTAGCTGCAATACCCTGATGGATAAAGTCTTTTGATACCTCATTGCTTTTTTCTGCTTTTACTTTTAATGAAGTGTCCTTAAGATCAATCTTAAAGTCTTTCTTAGTAAACCCAGCTGCTGCAATTTCAACAACAAATTCGTCATCATTGAGTTTCACAATGTTGTATGGCGGATAGTTGCCTTGAGGTTGGTTATGGATTGCATCAAGTTTTTTGAACATGTCATCAAACCCAATACTAAATGGTCTTAGTCGACCGAATGGTTCTTCGTATATAGTCATATATTCCTCCTTTAAAGCGAAGATTAATTATGAGCCTCTTATGAGCACTCAATGGTATTTATAATACTTTTTTAGTTATTTAAAGTCAACAGTATTATTTTTTAAGGTCGGGTCTGAGAAGACGCTCGCAGGCCGGCCAAGGTGGTCCTCTCCAGACCCTACAAACTATTTCTTTTTGCCAATATTATATTTTGCAACTAATTCCCACTCACTCTTTTGACTGAACGGTATAATTTTTATTGTGCTCAATGATCCAGCATTAGCTACTTTTTCTGAGTTAACTATCTTAACTAGTTCCCACTCTTCTAATAAGTTAGCAATAGTGTTTCTTCTTGATTGGTCCTCTTCTGAAAAGTCTGACGGTTTGCCATCTAAAGCAAATAGCTCTTTGAAGTGAACAATGTAATACTTTCCTTGCTTGTGTAAAATGTGACATGATTGAAATAGCGTATCTGTTTTTTTAGATGCTACTCCTATTCTGGTAAGTGTCTCTTTTACTTTTAGAAAATCGTCTGGTTGGGCTAATGTGACCTCAACCATACTATCAATACTAATCATTTTTTATTCCTTGTTCCATTTTATTTCTAATAGTAGACAGTTGCTCTGTGGACAGGATTCTTATGGCATCTTTAGCTTTTGATAGTGATATCTGATAATACTCACTGACCATAACTAAATCATCATTTTTATCTGCTTTCGCCCACTTCGCAAATCTCTTCTTTTTACGTATACTATTTAGAAAAAACTCGTATTGTAGTTTGTTATCTAAGAAATGATACTTGTTCATCTCATTAGCATACAATAACGTGTCCGTAAAATAAGACAAGGATTTGTTAGTTAAGTATGGTGCATAACTTTTCTCAGACAACTCATCATTGTCTGAACCTCTCATAAGATTCTTTTTAGTAAAGTTTATGCTGTTGACAAAATCAAAGGGTTTCATTATATTCTAATAACATCGTGTACATATTATCTTCATTGAACATAGATTCCCAATGTGTTGTATCTTTTGGAAGACACTTTCCTCCAAAGCCTCTTTTGTTGTCGTGACCTGGTACATCAAAGTGTGTTGTTCCTAATGTGCCTTCTTCTCTTAAGAAGTTTCTAATAACAGAATAGTCTGCATTCCACTTCTCGCACATATCATATATCATATTAGACTGAGCTACCTTAGCAGCTAACATAGCATTCCTTGATACTTTGATCATAGATGCTTCTACGTTTGTTGTTCTTTTTATATTTTTAAAGTCATGAGGTAGTACATCGTGATGAAACTTATTAGCATCACCTCCAAGTAAGATAGGGAAGTCTGGATTCTCTACATCTTCCATCCAACTCTTTTCTCTTAAGAACTCAGGCCAGTATATAAGATTCTTTGTAGTAGCAGATGTCAAAGTTTTAATTTGATCTGGACCTACTGTTGATCTTAACACTATCGTTCCTTGAGCTCTTCTGAATGCTTGAAGGACATTATTAAGTCCTAGTTTCCTGTCTACCAAATTAGTAGGCACACATACAAAAGTATATTCTACATTGCTCCAATCATCTATTACTAAATCTTGTGCAGGATCTTCTATTACTATTTCGGTTACATTACTACAGAACTTTTTTAGAAAGTGATGACTTGCATTACCAACAAATCCATTACCAAGTATTGCTACCTTCATTCATCTTCTCCATAATATTCTGGAGCATCTTTCAATGCTTCAATTGCTGCATCTCTTACTTCTTGTATTTTTTTCTTGCATCTAAGTCCATTGTACCCATCAAGGTTTGGATCATGCATTACACCTTTCCATAATTCGATTGCTTCTTTTACACTTGCTACAGGAGTCTTATCTATGTACGGCATTACTTAAACTCCACTTCAGCCATTACCTGTGTAAGGAAGGCTACTAAATTAATTTCTTGATCAGCTACAAATGCTGACTTGTATTGATAATCTCCTATCAATAATACTAGTTGAGGTATTGACTTAGGATCCACCTTTTCGTTTGATGCATCATAAAGGTTCCTCATAATGCTTGTTGGATCACTATCTATATTCTGTGCAACCCACTTACGCATATCACTGAATTGCTTGGCTTTTAGTAGGGCTATAAGCTCCTTAAACGCGTTCTGAGAGGAGTTAGACAGTATACCGGTGTCAATGATCCCATTTACTGAATATCTCTGCAATTCATTAAGCACTCTTCTCCAATCTGGGAAGTGTGTTTGTATTACTTGCGCTAATACTTTCTCATCATATTGTACATTTTGTTCGGTAAGAATATTCTTAGATCGTAAAAAGAAATCACCAGCTAACTTAGGAGCCATCTTCTTAGGAAATACGAAATCAATTACACTACATCTTGATTGTAATGGATCAATGATTCTATTCTTAAAGTTGCATGTCAATATAAAACCACAGTTGCTTGAATACTCCTCCATGAAGTTTCTAAGAGCAGGCTGTGTAGATTGTGGGTTGAGATAGTCTGCCTCATCTAAGATGACATACTTACGACCTTCACTAAACGATACTGTCGTTGCGAAGTTCATTATCTCTGTTCTAAGAGTATCAATGTTACCATGTAGAGAACCATTAACTACAATGTAGTCAGCTTGAAGTTCATCTAGCATAGCTTTTGCAACTGTAGTCTTACCTACCCCTGCTGAACCTGACAATAGTAAGTTTGGAATGTTTTTATTCTCTACAAACTTTTGAAATGTAGTTTTCAGTTCATCAGGTAAGACACAGTCATCAATAGTCTTTGGTCGATATTGCTCGACCCACAAAAAGTTTTCCATCATATATTATTCAAATGTTGAGCTTTGAGTCTCAGTCGCAATCCAATAAGTTAGTTGCGAGCCTGTTTGTATTTCTACTTTCTCGTCCTTCCATGTCTTGTTATTCATAGAAGTGAATTTTGCAATACCTTTACTTGATATCTCAACTTTGTAATCGTAGTTCATCATCTTCATGTTCTCTAATTTGAACACAGCTCTGAATGCTTTACCACTACTATTGTTGTCAATGACAGTAGTGTACTTGTCTGCTGTAGGATTCTTACTACTAATAGCTTCTAAGTTGATAGTGCTTCCTTCTGACGAAATAGCTATCTCAGGTAGGGACATAACATTAGCAGCTCTGAGAGCATTACTAATGTCAGCCCATTTGATATCGACTTCGACATCAACTTCTGGAAGTTGTACTTCTTTTGCAGGTGGCGTAACTATCATCTGAGGATCTGCAAACGTATAGTTAACTGATCTCTTTGCATCTCTAACTGTCACATACTTCTCATTGAAGTCTAGTTGTGGTTGATCAAATAGACTTAGTACTCCTAAGAATCTATTCAACTCATAGAAACAACCGTGAGCGGGTAAAGTATCTTCTATCTCAGCTTTAGCCATAATAGACTTTTGTGGTGAGATAGTTTGTAAGATATTTCCTGGTTTGAATTCTATGCCAGTATTGATAACTGCAAACGATTTTAGTATATTGATTGTATTTTCACTTAGTTTCATAATTACATATTCTTATTTTTGCCAACTTTACTTGGATCAGCTGTTGCTGGAGCTCCAATAGAGCCCAAGTCTTTCAACGATCCCCCGAATACAAATGAACCCATATGTTGTAATTCCATCCAAGGACACAACCAAACACTCAGTCCAATATGTCTAGCCCATTGACAGAACATATAATCTTCTGAAAGATATCTGTTAGAATATTTTCTATCTAGGCCATTTGTTTTATCTTTGATAAAATCTAAAACTGCTTTCTTACCAGCCTTAGGAGTCTTCTTGTAGAATAACTCTAGCTCTTTTGTAAGGTTAAGCTGCTTGTCGTCTATCACTGCATCAAAGAA